CATACAAACCATAGAATTCGGCCGACATCATATCACATATGGGGTGGATGACGATGTTGTTATACAGCCTGGAATGGCACATATATTTTTTTCCCGTCCTATCTCTCATGATGACGATTTTATTAGAATTGTCCGGGAAAGTTTGAAGAAAAAATGTAAAACAGACATAAAAAAGGTTACTAATGCTGCATGGATCCTCGTAAACACGAAAGATCCCCTTCCTCATGTTAACCAAATGTTTCGTCCCAAGGAAACACATATGTTGATTTATCTTACCTCTTCAGAGGAAAAAGATAGTGAAAAAATTAACAGCGGAACTGGATTTTATCTAGAGAACAGTAACGGTGACCAGATTTTAAATAGTCACATAGGTTTTAGAGAAAATAGGGCGATTCTTTTTAATGCAGAGGGATGCATACACAGCCCTTTATTGTGGAATTCTAAATGTTCAGGAAGATATGCCGCTTTACTCTGGTTTGAACCGATTGATTAAGAATGTTATATGAACTTTTTCCTTCCATAATTTACAAAGAAAATATAACTTCTGAAATACAAGACTTTGATATTTCTAAACTAGGGCAATTTAAAATAAAAGAGGGTCACTCCATTGACAATTATGTTCTAGATCACAAAGACACCTTCGTATTAAAAAACATACTTTTAAAACATATTACTATCTATACAAAAAATATATTGGAAATATCGAAAGATTTAGAATTTTACATAACAAGATCATGGATTACCCAAGTGGAAAAAAACGACGGCTTTGGTTCTTCTGGTCTTCACAATCATGAAAATTCTTTTTTTACAGCAATTTTATATTTTAATGTAGAGGAAGAATCTGACAGTATTATTTTTGCCAAAACAAAATCTCACCAATATCTCTCATATGAGTATGAAAAAATTAATAAATTCAACCAACAAGCTATTACATTTCATCCCAAGAAATATGATTTTATAATCTTTGATGCGTCTCTTTTCCACCAGGCTGGTCCTGTCATATCACATAAAACTAGAAATTCCCTTGCTCTGGAAATTTTTGCAAGAGGAACTTTTGGTAAACGTAATGTGGGAAAAGCGTATAATGTTGGAGAATTAATTTTAAAATAGCTTAGCTATAATGAGGGTCGTAGTCAATCCATGTTTTAGTCCAGACAGTCCCATCATCTGCTGCTATATGAACAGCCTCTGCTTCGTCATGAGCTAACTGGGCTTGTTCAATTTGAAGCTGACGAGTAGTCCCCCATGTAAGAAGATCAGCTACGGTTGTTGATCCCACAGCATCAGAAGTGTCGCTTAAATCAGTGTTGCCCGTCATATTTCCAGTAGAGGCGTCTTTATTTTGAATTTCATTCTGACCAGCTAAAGCATTCCAAATGACACAATGAACTGTACTCGGAATAGAGGGCATCGCATTTCCTTTATCCTCCCACTTAATATGGAACGAATCATCTATTTTTATATAGTCTCCGTTTGATATTGTTATTTGTGTTGCCATCATTTTTCCTAATGTTTAATAATGTAGTTAACCACCACGTAAGGTGAAAAAGAATTTGTTCCTGAAGCGGTCACTGATCCTGTAAGTGACGTAGTGGCTGTCACACTTCCTGTTAATGTCCCGGATAAGGTGTGAGCATGAGTATGCCCTGTACCTGATCCTGCTGATCCTGTATTTGTATCACCAAAAGCGTTCTCCGCCCCTAAACTTTGCCTGATATTTCCTGACTGCGAACGTCTCTGGTAAGTATGGGAGTGACTGGCTACTTGAGCCGTTGTAAGGGAAGTATTGGAAATGGATCCCGTCACGGACACAGCCTGGTTGTTTGTTAGAGAATTAGTTGCTGCTTGATTGTTCGTCACGGCCACCGTCACGGTGTTCGCGCCTCCCGTTGCAGCTAGATTGTAAGTACTGCCATCATATCCTTGAGGACTTTTGCCCTGAAGATCTGGAACATTGAAAGTTGTAGAAGTGTCACCAGCTCCATAAGTCGTGCCTATAACAACGAATAACTCAGCGTAAGTAGTTCTGGAAATAGCCGTTCCGTCGCATAGTACATAGCCAACAGGGGCTGTTGCTTTGCCCCAAGGCTTGATTGCCCCTACTTCACTTCTATTTGTAAAATCCTGTAAGTTAGTCATTATATTTTAGTCTCCAACCATTTGTTGAATCGTAGTATACCAGAGCAACACCTGCACTGTTAGTGGAAATTGTCATATCGGCCGCGTCTCCTTGAACTTTTTCAGCGCCACCATCAATAGTAATGTTATTAGTTCCCGCATTACCGTCCCCATCAATAACTTTTACTTGCATTCCAATTGTAGGAGAGGCAGGTAAAGTTATAGTAATTGCTCCGCTTGAGCAATCACACATAAGATTATCACCATCTGAGGCTGTATAAGGAGAGTCACCAACTGCTTTTTCCGTCCATGCTTCGCCTAATCCAGCTAAAGAAAAAATATCGTACCAGTTAGTACCATCGGTAGCAACCATACGAAATTTTCCATTTGTAACGGTAAGCGTGTTGCCTGTAGCTCCTAGACGTGCTGAGATGTCAGCTCCTCCACTGATATTGTTATAAAGTCCGTAAGTTTTTTGTGTTGCTGGGAATTGAACAGTATGAGTCGTGGAAACGGTGCCACTAAATAGTAATGTATTATTTCTAGCTTGGTTGTTGGCTTGAGTATCTGGTCCGTCGGCATTCGTCAAAGTGGTGGACGTTCCTGTAGTAATGGCAGGAACAGCGTAAACGCCTGCAATAGCAAATTCAAAAACCTGGGAAAAATTGTTATTGGTAATGGTTCCCCATGTACCTGAATTTGTTCCTGTTACTTGTAGTTCTGTTCTAAGACCCGTCGAATACGTTACCATTTAATCTCCTAATAACTTTTTTAATGATTTTATGCAGCCTTGTCAACTTCTACCCAAACGGCTGTTTGCGAGTCATCCACTTCTTGCCAGAAGGTTCCTCGTAATGTTCCTGTACTAATTGTAGCAGAATTCCCCGTTGCTGTAAAGTCTACATCTGTCCTAATATTTAAAGTTCCTGGGCTTAAAGTTAGCAGATTCCCCGTTGCTGCATAGCTTGATTCCTGACCAGCATCACCAAGATGCAATGTCATAGCTTGACCAGTGACCGTAATGTCAAAGTCAGCCGTTGCCGTTGCATCTCCTTCAGATGAAGTTAAAGCGTTTCCATCAACCTCCACATCAACATCAATGTTAATGGTTTCTTCTCCTAGAGAGGAAGTCAATCCTGCCGCTGTCAGAGTAATATTACAGTCCCCCGTGACAGTAGATGATCCCAAGGATCCCGTTAATACTTCTCCTGCTGGATAAACACCTGGACTAATAGATACTAGCACCTCACCAGTACTTGCATCAAGTTCCGGCTCTGAAGCTGCGACAACGGTTATTTCCGCGCCAGCAGTGATTGAGAAGGTTCCGATACCTGTGTCGGCTTGAACGCCTGTTACAAAAATAGACGTAAGAACATCGCCTACGCTAGAAGTCAGTCCCGCCGCTGTAATAGTTGGAGCCACATCCCCTTGGAATGTCATATCTCCAGTGCTTGTGGTCGCACTAGCTCCCGTTAACGCATATTCACTTTTTAAAGTTCCCCAAAGATTATCACCCCAACCAATCTCCGTTCCTGTGGCTTGATTATAGCCTCGACCCCATCCTGATTGGTAGGCAGTATGTACGCTTTCATCCCCCAAGGATAAAGTAAGACCATTAGCCGTAGGACTAACGGACGCTGTACCTGTTACGGAAGCTACATCATTAGTATTGGAAGTGAGTGGATTGCCTGTGGCATTTACATTAGCAATACCTTCTCCGGTGGCTGTGCCAGCAGTAGACGTCCCATAGACGCCGGAAAGCGTAATGTTGCAGTCACCCGTAATAGTGGGCGCTGCAGCGCTTGACGTAAGGCCGTCACCTGTCGCGGCAACGGGTGCGTATTCTCCCCACGCGCCACTGCCCCAAGTCTCTCGGCCCCATCCTTGTAGAGAGGCCATGATTTATTCTCCTTATGCGATCCTTAAAATTGCAGCAGTCGCTTCAGCCGCAGGAAACGTAATTGTAAATGTTCCTGAAGTCGAAGTTTTAACTCCACCAAAATCTAAAACACAGCAAGCAGCATTGGTCGTTAAACCAGTTACCGTGGAACTGTTATAAATCACAGCAGCCTGTGCAGAAATAGTCGCACTGGTAAATGAAAGATCGGGTGAAAAATCACAAACAGCAGTATCAGTTGATAATACTGGAGTCACCGATGTCAATGCTCCACCACCGGCTGAATAAGTGCCTGATGCACCTACCTCGTCG